TACACATACTTGACACTTTACAATTGACAGTAAAATTTTGAACCTCAAATGTAAATTTACACAAAATAAAAAGACCTGACAATTAAACGTCAAGTCTAGTAGGTGATATGTTTAAGTATTAATTCTGCAAATATATTTTTTGTTTGTTGATTTTCAAAGAATAAATTTCCTAGTCTATAATTATCTACAATTGATTTTAAAAAACCATTATTGTTAAATCTAGTATAAATAGTTTTTTCAGAGTGATCATCTGCAGTAAAAGAAAATATTATAGGACATTTTGGGTCATAGTCTGAAGTAATATAAATTGAACCTTCTTCAAAATCTCGCCATACACCATAATATTTACTATTATATATAATAATGAAAAAGAATTTTGATTTAGGACTTTTCTTTTTAACAAATGATTTATTATCACGTAAGAATTTATTATCAATAGCATATTCTGAATATTTAGTACCATCAATAATTCTACCAAATTTAGATTGTTTTTTAACTTCTCTATATGCTAGGTTTTTAATATATTCAATTAATATTAAACCATCCTTAAATGTTTTTATATTTTTATTACCATAAGGAAGTGTAATATTAAAATAAGTAAAATAAGGGTTACTTATAGAAATAGCATTTGCTAAGAATAAAACTCTAACATCACGCAGTCTAGCAATTGATTCATAGAATTCTAAGAACTGCTCTACTTCATTTCTAAAGTAATGATAAGAAGAACCACCATCAATAATAAATTCATCAAATATAATGGTTTTAACTTTATCAAATTCTGCAGATTTTAAAATTAGTGCAGTACTTAAACTTAAAGCATAACCACATATTTTATCATCACAATAAAGTTTATCACCTGATACCCTAAATTTATGATCAGGAAATTCTTTTTTTATTTTTTTAAAAAATTTAGCGTCTTTTTCATCACCTACAGATTCAGAAAGTTCAGTTTTATATCTTCTTAAATAAACAAATTGTTCACCTGTTTTTAAGAATCTTCTGATACTAAATTTTTTAGCACTATAAGTTTTACCTACACCACGTTCACCTATAATAAAGAAAAAGAGTGCATTATAAGTTAATGTGTTTGTTATATCATAATAAATTTTATTATTTAAAACATTTTTTACTTTAATATTTTGTTTTAAATTATTAATAATATCACCTTCTTAAAATAAAAAGACTAAAGCATTTATAAAAGTTATAAGACAGAGAATCACCACAAAATAAGAACAGAACCTTCTTCAGGTTGATAACCTATTCTTAATTATCTTATATTAAACTATTATATGCTTTAGTCATGTGTGATACTCTTTTTTATCAGTTTATATCACATTTTCATTTTATCAAAAAATTTAAAAAATGTAAAGTAAATGTACATTTTTAAGTTTTTTAATAAAAAATGTACTTTTAGTATTGCATTTTAATTTTTTATATTGTATGATGAAGGTACTAGAAAGGAGAATCACAAATGAAAAAGAAATTAAATTATATTAAACTAGGACTTGCAAATTTAGTAATAACATTATTATTTATGCTAATATTAATGTTAGTACCAAATAAGACTGAAATTAATTTTATATGTGTAATGCTTTATATATCATTTTCAGTTTTATTTAATTTATTTATAACAGAAAGGGGTGAGTAATATGAACAAAAAATATGAATTAGAAGACACAGAATTAATAGAATTAACAGAAAAAAGTTATATGACTAAAGAAAAATTAATTGAATTTATAAATACTTTAGATTTTAAACAAGTAAAAGATTTTAGTTTAGAAGTAATTACTGGTTATAGAATTAAAATTAATGATGATAATGAAAAATATGTTAGTACTATAGGTTATGATATACATATATGCTAAATAAGGAGAAATGATATGAAAATATATTTATTATTATATAATAAAGAAACACATAAACAGTTTTTTAAATATTTTGATACTGAATATGAAAAAGATAAATTTAAAAGAAAATTAAAATATTCTAAAAAGATCATGATCATTGAAGATTCAACAGATATTTTATATGAAGGAGAGTATAAATGATAAATGTATTAATTTGTATTAGTTTAATTATTTGTATAATTGGTTTTGTAATTGCTACAATTGATTATTTAAAAATAAATAAATATATAAAAGAAGATTTAAAAAAGAATAAATAAACACTACTTGATAGTAGTGTGATAGTATTAAGAATTTTAGACATATCTTACCCTAACTAGATATTTTAGTTTCCTTATATTTTCTTATTATTTTTTAATCTTAATACTATCACAGTGCTATTAAGCACAAAAAGAAAGGTAGGTGAAAAATTGGACAGAGTAATACCGTTTTCTTCTGAAAGAATAACAAACCCATATGGTAATGGACATAATGGTGTAGATTTAGGATGGAGAAATGATGAAACAATGAATCAAGTTTATGCAAATTGTTATGGTGAAGTAGTTGAAGTTGTAAAAAATCAACCACATACACCAGGTAGTAAGTCATGGGGTAATTATGTTTTAATTAAGCACTCTAATGGATGGTATAGTAGATACTGTCATTTACAAAATAATATACCTGTAAAAGTTGGTGATAAAGTTGATGAAAATACACGTATTGGAACTGAAGGAACTTCAGGTGATGCAGAATATAGACATCTTCATTTTGAAGTACAAACAGGTTACAGTTCTGCAACTAGAATAAACCCAACACCTTATTTAACAACACCTATTTCAGAAAAACATTATAAAATTAAATACCGTGGACATGTTCAGGGTGTTAATTGGCAGACATGGGTAGGTGATGGTGAAATTTCAGGAACAACAGGCAAAGGTTTAAGACTTGAAGGTATACAAATTGACGCACCAATTGAAATAAAAGCAAAAGCACATATTGAAAATATTGGATGGGTAGATTATGGTGTTATTAATAAAAATACTATAATTGGTACTACAGGAAAATCTAAAAAACTAGAGTGTTTATGTTTTAAAGGTAATTTTAAATACAGTGTTCATTTAAAAAATTATGGATGGACACCATGGACAAATGCAGATGGAGTTTCAACACTTGGTTCAGTAGGTCAACATTTACAAATTGAAGCAATTAAAATGGTTTTACTAAAATAATTATGAAAATTACTATTGATATTAAAGAAACAAAAGAAGGTAATGTTACTGTTACAGTAAATGAATTAAAAAAGAATAAAAATACAAAAGAATCAGAATTTAATAGTGCAATTAATGTATTTAATAAAATATGTTCTGCACTTAAAGAAATGGAGAAATAATGAAAAAAGAATTATCTATCATAGCAAATGAAGATTTAACAAATTGTAATTTAACTATTAAGGGAAGTACAACAGAAGTTTTATTCTTATTTTTTCAAATGGTTAATCAATTAATTAAAAATGAAGTATGTGATATTAAATTATTAAAATCAATAATTGATTTAACTGTTTTTAGTGATAAATTAGAATTTAACTTAAATGAAAAAGAATTAGAAGGAATTGCAAAATGCATAATGAAAGGAATTAATGAAAATGAATAAAAATGAAATAATGTTAAACAATAAAGATTTAGAAATTTATAGCAGTGTAAAAGCAAACACTATTGAAGAAAAGAAAAAAGTTTATAATGCTTTGGAACAATGTGATGTATTAATTAATGATATAGTAGGTTCTGAAATAAATATTAAAGATTTTTATATTGAAAAAAGACAAAGAGAAGAAGTTGACGAAACTACAGGAGAAGTTAAACAAATTGTAAAATATAGAACAATTATATTTGATAAAGACGGAAAAACCTATGCTACAGGATCTTATGGAATTTATAATGCTTTAAGACGTATTTGTATGGTTATTGGTGAACCTACCTATGACGAAGATGTAATTGTTAAAGTTGCTAAAAAACCTATGGGAAATGGCAAAAGTCAACTTACTTTAGTTTTAGTGTAGAATTTATTTCTACACTTTTATTTTAGAATAGAAAGGAAGATTTAATGAAAACAAGAAGAAATGTATATCATAATTTAGAAGAATCACCTTATATAACTAAATTTAATGATTTTAAGTTTAGTTTTTCTTCTAAATTTTATCAGAATAAATTTGAAGAAAGTTTACTTGATTATATTAAAAATGAATCAGATAAATTTAAACATAAATATAATGTAAATATAAATTTAACAGATTTACTTGCTTTTAATTTATATAGAAAGATAGAAAAAAGGGGTTGTTATTGTATTTATAATAACAATAATATTAATAAGTATATAATTAAAAATAATTTAAACTGTTATTTACAAATAAAGGGGTGATTTAATTGGCATTTAATACTAAAACAAAAAATTATATAAATAAAGTTGTAAGAAATTATAATGCCAAGATCAATAGACTACAAAAAACAAACCCTTCTTTATCTTTACCAAGTAAAATTAATGCTAAAACAATAAAAGAAAATTCAAGAAATAGACAGGAACTTTTAAGAAACTTAGACAAATTAAAAAGATTTAGTAAGCGTGGTTCTGAAGAAACAATTATTTTACCATCAGGAGAACTTATTTCTAAATATGAACTTAGTGAACTTAAAAGAGAATCTGCAAGACTTAAAAGAAATATGACTAAAAGAATAAATGAACTTGCACAAACTAAACCTAAGGTTGCAGGTATTATGCAAGATTATACATATGCAGAAATGGGTGATATGCACCTTAATAATTTAATAGCAAAAAGAAATGCACTGAAAGGACTAGATAAAAAACTTGGTAAAACAACAAGTATAAAAGAATATATGAAATTTTTAGAGAAAACAAGAAATAAACAAAACTATCAGATAAGTATATTTAAAAATAATTATTTAGATAAAATGTTATTTTCTCAAGCATATTTTATTGGTTATGATCAAGAAAAAATTAAAACTATAAAAGAAAAACTTAATACATTATCAGATAAAGACTTTTTAAAAGCATTTGATAATGAAAAACTTATTCAGATGGTAAGAGATAATTACCAAGATTTAACAAAGTCAGGTGATTATTTTATATTTGAAGAACAACTTACACAGATTTATGATGAACTTTATAATAATATTGATAATATAATTGAAGATTATTCAAGTGCATAGGTTTACTGCAGATTTTGAAACAAATGTAAGTGAAGAAGACTGCAGGGTGTGGGCGTACGCTATTTGTGAAATTGGAAACCCTGAAAATATTATTATTGGAAATGATATTGAAGATTTTATTAAATGGTGTGCAAATAAAAAACAGAACTATACCCTGTATTTTCATAATTTAAAATTTGATTCTGAATATATTATCAGTTATTTACTTAATAATGGTTATAAAGTTATAAAAGATAAAAAAGACAGAGAATCACAAACCTTTACAACAGTAATAACTGACATGGGACAATTTTACGCACTAGAAATTTATTTTGAAGTAGGAAAGAAAAAAGTAAACAAAGTAACTATTTATGATTCACTTAAATTAATTAATAAGTCAGTTGAACAAATTGCAATTGATTTTAATTTACCAATAAATAAACTTAATTTAGATTATAAAAGAATAAGACCAAAAGGTTATGTTTTACAAGATTATGAAATAAGATATATTAAACATGATGTTATGATCATGGCACTAGCACTTGAAGAATTATTTAATGAAGGACTAACTAAAATGACTATAGGAAGTAATGCACTTGCGAATTATAGAAAACAAACTAAATATTTTATGAATTATTTTCCTTGTTTACCTATGGAAATTGACAAAGATATAAGACAAAGTTATAAAGGTGGTTTTACATATCTTAACCCAATTTATAAAGATAAAATTGTTAATAATTTAATGGTCTTAGATGTAAATAGTTTATACCCTTCTGTTATGGTTGAAAATTATTTACCACATGGTATGCCAATACCATTTAAAGGAAAATATATTGATGATAAATTTTACCCTTTATATGTTCAGCAACTTAGTTGTTCATTTGAACTAAAAGAAAATATGATCCCTACAATACAAATAAAAAATTCACTTGCTTTTTTACCAAATGAATATATTGAAAGTAGTGATGGTGAAATAATTACTTTAACTTTAACAAATGTTGATTTAGAATTATTTTTTAAACATTATAATGTTAAAGTGTATGAATATCACGGTGGTTTTAAATTTATGGCAGTTAAAGGTTTATTTACTAATTACATTAATTATTGGACTAATAACAAAATAAAATCTAAAAAAGAAGGAAATAAAAGTTTATATGCTATTAGTAAATTAATGCTTAATTCACTTTATGGTAAATTTGGAACAAACCCTATAGTAAGAAGTAAATACCCTTATTTGGATGAAGAAGGTATTGTTAAATATGCATGTTACCCTTCTGAAGAAAAGAAACCAATTTATATACCAGTTGCCACATTTATAACTGCATATGCAAGAAGAAAAACAATTGAAACTTCACAAAACATTAAAGATTATACATTAAAAAATTTTAATGAAGATTATTATATTTATTCTGATACTGATTCAATACACATGAAAAAATTACCTGAAAAAATACTTAAACAATTTGTTGAAGTTGATGATTTTATACTAGGTAAATGGAAGATAGAATCAGATAATATTAAAATAGCAAAATTTTTAAGACAAAAATGTTATATTGAAATTGATGAAAATGATTATAAAAATGTTACAGTTGCAGGTTTACCTAAGCACTTAGCAAAGTATGTTACTATTGATAATTTTAAAGAAGGTTTTTCTATTCTAAAAGAAGATACAGAAAAAGAACATAAACTTACTTATAAGCATGTTAAGGGTGGTGTTCTCTTAGTTGACACAGACTTTTCTATTAAGTATAATGATAATAAGAAGGGAAGTGTGAAAAATGCAAGATTTAATACAACTTATTGTAAATAACGGTATTGGTGTTGTATGTGTTGCCTATATGATTTATTTTCAATTAACAACAATGAAAGAAATGAATAAAACTTTAACGGAAATGACTACTACATTGAAATTAATGCAACAAGATATTGAAGATTTAAAGAAAGGTAATAATTAATGGCAGAGTATACTGCAAGAGTTGCACCATTTATAAATGAAGAATTTAGGGTAACTTCTGCACAACCTTATTACCCTGATGGCACTGTTCATGGTGGTTTTGATATTTCAACAGGTATTAATTCGCCTGTATATAGTATGACAGAAGGTACTGTACTTTATTCACAATATAATACAGGTGGTTATGGTAATATGATAATAATTCAAGCAGATAACGGAACCACACTTTTATATGCACATTTTAGAGATTTACCACTTAAAAATGTTGGTGATCGTGTAAGATTTTTAGAACAAATAGGTTTTGAAGGATCAACAGGAGATTCAACAGGAATACATACACACTTAGAAATACAGTATTTACAACCTGGTCAAAGTTGGAATTGGAATTTAGACAAATTAACAAGACCACATGTTGCAGATTTTATGGGTATACCTAATGAATATGATATTACTGCAATATATAACGGTGAAGTACCACCTACACCTGCTACAAAACAAAGTAAGTTTAAATGGGTTCTTTATGCTAACAGATTAAGAAATAGAAATGTTAATATTTTGTAAATTTACGAAATATTGACATTTTTTCTTTTCCTTATTATAATTATAATAGAAAGGAGAGAAGACTATGTTAAATATTGATGAATTAAAAGTCTTAGTTGAAAAAATCAAAGAAGGACTTGATGAAACTACTAGTGCATTAATATCTGAAGATTTACTTAGTATTATTTCAAATTATCAACTTGCACTTGATAAAATTGCAGAAATGACTGAAGAAGTTGATAAATTAAAAGTTGATAATGAAGAACTACTAAAAGTAAATGGAAGACTTTTTCAAAAAATAGGTTTTGATGAAGATATTAAAGACGAAAGTGCCGAACTACCTTCTGAAGAAAAAGAAGAAGAAATTACAGTTGAAGATGTAATTGATGAGAAGGGAGAGTTGATCTAATATGAATAACAATTTACCAAAGGGTGCCAAAGTATTTAATGTAATACGTGCAAATGCGTCTGAAGTTTTTGTTAACACTGTGCCAAGTGCTACAAAAGATAATATACAAACAATTAAAAACATATTATTCAATGACGCATACCAACCAATGCTTAATGAATTTGTAACAGGTTTAATTAATAGAATTGGTTTAACTATTATAAGAAATAAAAGTTTTAATAACCCACTAGCATTATTTAAAAAAGGTTCAGTACCACTTGGTACAGACATCCAAGACGTGTACGAGAACCCTGCAAATGCAGAACAATATGAATATTCAAATACTGCTATGGCAAAACTTTTAACTATAACAGATCCTGACACACATGTTGCATATTATAGAAGAAACAGACAAGATTTATACACTAAAACTATTGCAAGAGAAGGTTTACAAGGTGCTTTTACTTCATGGGAAGAATTTGAAAACTATATTGCAGGAATAACTAACAGTTTATATTCAGGAAACTATATTGATGAATTTAAGTACACTAAACAATTAGTTGACGGTGCATATGATAAAAACAAAGTTATTCAAAGAGTAGTAACAAACCCAACTGATGAATCAACTAGTAAAGCATTTTTAAAACAAGTACGTGCATTATATGACATGATGACTTTTCCTTCAACAGAATATAATGCATATAGTAAATTTAGTGGTGCTAAAGGAACTATAACAACTTGGACTGATTCAGACAGAATTTGTTTAATTGTACGTGCAGATGTTATGGCAAATGTTGATGTTGACGCACTTGCTAGTGCATTTAATATTGATAAAGCAAACTTTATAGGTAGAGTTATAAAAGTTGATAAATTTGAAAATGATGAAATCTTAGGTGTAGTATGTGATGAAGCATGGTTACAAATTTATGATAACATTTTCAGATTTGATGAATTTTATAATGCAAGAACTATGAGTTGGAACGAATATTTACATGCATGGGGTACATATGCAATTTGTCCATTTGCAAATGCAGTAATGCTTGTAACAGGTGAATCAAAACCTGCAACAGAAATTTCTGCAAGTGTTTCAGGTGATTTATCTGTTGATGGTACTGCTAGTGTAAGCGTTACTTTAACACCATCTGATACAACAAGTGAAGTAAGTTATACTTCATCAAATGAAAATGTGTTCACAGTTGAAAAAGTAAGTAATACTAGTGCTACTTTAACAGGTGTAAACGTAGGAACTGCAACTTTACAAGTAAGAACAGATAATGGACTTAATGCAGATTCAAACATAACTGTAAGTGAATAAAAAGGACTAGTTAAAACTAGTTCTTTTTTAAAATAAAGGAAGGAAGTGATACAATGATCAATATAATACCACAAACAGAAGTAAGACTACTTAGAACACCAATTGAAAAAGAAGGAAACCATACTTTAACTTTTAATAATATAAATACGCAAACTGCATATTTTTTAAGTAAAACGATTAAAAGTTATTCAGATTTTACATATCAAAGGGAAACATCAGAACTTGTTGTACCTGATTCATTTAATACAATAAATACATGTAATTATATAATGTATAAAAACAATGGTTTTACAAATAAATATTTTTATGGTTTTATTACAAAAATGGAATATATAAACGAAAATGCAACAAGAATAACATTTGAAATTGATTCACTACAAACATGGTATTTTCAAATAAATTATAAAGAATGTTTTGTTGAAAGAGAACATGTTAATAATGATACAGTTGGACTTCATACAGTACCTGAAAATGTTGAACTTGGTGAATATATAGATCAAGATGTTTCACAAGAAGAACAAGACAGTTTTAATGGACACATGCTTAATAATTCAAGACCACTTGTTGTTGTAAGTGTTACACAAACAGGAATAAGTGCAATTGACAGTGGAACAGGTAGAGAATACAACGGTATTTATTCAGGTTTAATTAATGTTTGTTTTCTTAACCCATCATATGCAGAAGTATTTATGTTATATTTAGATAGTAAATTTTCAGAAACACCTGTTGTTTCTGTGTTTATGGCACCATGGAGATTATGTACAAACGATTTATCACCTACTGCATGGAAAACATATTCTGAAGGTGATTTTTCTTTTATGTACCAAGTAGTGCCTTATACAACAGGTTTAACAAGTTTAACAACTGCTACTTTATCAAAAACAAATTATTTAGATAGTAACTATTACCCAAAAAATAATAAATTGTTAACTTTTCCTTATAAATATTTTATAATTGATAATAATGTAGGTAATAACTATGATTTTAAATATGAACATTTTTCTGATAATAACTGTAATTTTAATATAAGTGGTACTTTATCTGTTGGATGTTCTATAAAAGCAAGACCAATAAATTATAATAAAAAAAGTGGTGTTAACAATTTATATTCTATAAATGCAAGTAAAATGCCAACCTGTGCATGGGTAAATGATAGTTATACAAATTACTTAACTGCTAATGCAGTAAACTTAGGTGTAACTGCAGGATCTGAACTTTTAAACTTAGGTGTAAGTGCAGGAACAGGTAACCCAATGGGGATGGCAAACAGTGTTTTACAAATAGCAGGTACAATTGGTCAAGTATATGAAAGAAGTAAAGTACCTTTAACTGCACATGGTGGTGTTAATCAGGGTGATTTTACATTTTCACAAAGAATAAGTTTTAATGTTTATAGAAAAAGTATTAAGGAAGAATATGCAAAAATAATTGATGATTATTTCTCTATGTATGGTTATAAAGTAAATTCTGTAAAAGTACCAAACATAACAGGTAGAAGAAATTGGAACTACATTAAAACAATTGGTTGTAATTTTACAGGAAATGTACCACAAGAAGATATTGAAAAAATAAGAGATTTATTTAATAATGGTATAACTTTTTGGCATAGTGAAGAAAATTTCTTAAATTATTCTGCAAATAATGATATAATATAATTAGAAAGTAGGTGAAGATAATGAATCAAAAAACTGAAACAGAACTATCAATGTTTTTAAACAATGCAACTTATTCTGATTATTATGACAGACTTAAATTAATTGCTATAAGTTTATTTACATGGGATGGTATGGATGAAGTTGCAGGAACAGGTGCAAGTAGATTTTTAGAACTATGTTTGTATAATATGGGTAGAGCATGTTTTGTAAAGGATGAAAAACTTGGTTTTCTATGTTTAAATGCAAACCCTTCTGATAAACTTAATGTTTATATGTTGCCTGAACGTATACAAGCATGGTCAGTTGGTTATACTAAACAATTTGATTTTGATAAAATTGTTTATATAATGAATAATGAATTAACAATGCCTACAAGAAAAACTATTGAACTTTTCGCATATAGATTATATGAAACTGAAAGAACAATTGATGTAAACTTAAAAGCACAAAAAACACCTGTTTTACTTGAAGGTGATAAAAAAACAATGCTTACTCTTAAAAATGCATATATGCAATATGATGGAAATAACCCTTTTATTTTTGGTAGTAAGACATTTGAACTTGGTAGTAAAATAAATGCTATTAAAACAGACGCACCTTATTTAATTGATAAATTAGAACTACATAAACATGAAATATGGAACGAGTGTTTAACATTTTTAGGAATTGATAATGCTAACACAGATAAAAAAGAAAGATTAATTACTGATGAAGTTGAATCAAATAATGAAATTATAAAATATTATCTTAATTGTTTTTATAAAACAAGAAAAACTGCATGTGATAAAATAAATGAAATGTATTTTAATAATGAAGAAAAAATTAAAATTACATTAAATGATGACATATTAAAACTTTTAGGTACTAATGAAGAAGAAATTATTAATTTTGAAGGTGGTGAAGATAGTGAGCAAATATACAATTACAATTAAAAATTTAATGAAAAACAAATTTGATTTTGGACTTCAAAATTATATAATTTTTGATGAAAACTACCGTGAAACTTTAAATAATAACATTTTATATTATTATTATGAAGAAGAAATAGGATTTGAAACACCTGAACTATTTAAAATGTACTTAAATAGAACACTAGAAAGAATTATGCCTTATTATAATAACTTATATAAAGCACAAAAAGAATTACTTGAAAATGGTTTATTTAATAATGTTAATTATAAAGAAGAATCAACTAGAAATACTGATTCAAATACTTCTTCTAATTCACGTGGTAAAGGTTTATATCATGATACACCACAGGGTAAAATAAGTATGACTGAATTTGAGAATCAAAACTATGCAACAAATTTAACTCAGAACATTAATCAAGATAGTACTACAGGTTCAGGAACTGAAAATTATATAAGAACAATAACAGGTAATAATGGAAATAGATACCCAATTGAACTACTTAAAGAAGTAGAAAATAATTTACGTAATATAGATAATATGATCATAGATGAACTACATGATTTGTTCATGGGTATATTTTAGAAAGGTAGGTGATAAAATGATTAATGAATATGATAGACCAGTTAAAGGTTATAAAACTTCAGAACAATTTGAACATCCTGATACAGTTTTATATGATAATTTCGCACCAAAAACTGAAGAAGAAATTTTTGTTCAAACTGCAGAAGAAGTACCTGAAACAGAAGGAACAGTTATTGAAGAAGTAATTGAACCTGCAGTTGAAGAAATAATTGAAGAAAGTGAAGGTGAAGAATAATGCTTAAACAACTTAATATCTGTTGTAATAGAATAAGTAAAACGTTACCACTTGCATTTGATGAATCATTAAGTTATTTAGAAATGCTATGTGCTACACTTGATAAATTAAATGAAACAATAGTTCAAGTTAATGAAAATACTGAAGTTGCAACTAGATATGAAGAACTGCTTAAAGAAATAGAAGAAGAAGTTAATAGACTTGAACAAGAATATATTGAATTTAAAGAATCAATTAAAAATGAAATTGATGAAAGATTTACAATACTTACAAGTCAATTAACCGTTTACATTGAAAATCAAATTGCAGTTTTAAGATATGAAATTCAAACAAAATATGATGAATTAAATAAAAAAATTGATGATGTTATAGCAGGTGATATTAAAATTTATGATCCAACAACAGGTTTATTATCACCAATACAAATTGTTATAAATAATATATTTGATATGAATAGAACAAATGCTATAAGTTGTACTGAATTTGATTCACTAGAATTAAGTGCTACTACATTTGATTCATATGAAATAACTGCATATAATTTTGATGTAAATGCAAAAGAAATACTTGTTTAATAGAAAGGATGTGTTAAAATGGCAAGTACAAATAAAACAACAAACTATGATTTATCACAATATGTAGGAACAGATAAACCAACATATTTAGGTGATTATAATTCTGACATGTTAAAAATTGATACACAAATGAAAACAAATGCAGATAATATTGCTACTGCAATTAGTGGTGTACAAACTGCTACAACTACTGCTAATCAAGCAAATACAACTGCTAATCAAGCAAATACAACTGCAGGAAACGCACAAACAACTGCAAGTCAAGCAAATACAACTGCAGGAAACGCACAAAGTACTGCAAATAGTGCTTTATCTACTGCTACAACTGCACAAGCAAAAGCAAATGAAGTTGATTCAAAGGTTGAAAACTTTAATTTATCAGTATTTGAAAGTGTACCTGTTTCAAGTATTACAAGAACAGGATCAGGTGTAATTGCAAATAATTCAAGAATAAATGTTGCTAAAAATAGTGATGGATCACTTGCAAAAATATATGGTATTATTAATATTGATGGTGGTGGTCAAGCAGGAACAATTACTATTCCTACTTCACTAAGACCTGAAAGTAATTTAACAATTGACGGTGTTGTATTAAAAGCATTTAAAAGAAGTAATAATATAATTGACTTTACTGTTGTAACAATGAGTATTGCAACAAACGGTAATGTAACAATAAACTATAACAATACTGCTACAACTGATACAAATGTATTTGTATTTACTGCTTGTTTACTTTATATTAAAAACTTCGGTGATACACCTGATGAATAATCACCTACTAGACTTGACGTTTAATTGTCAGGTCTTTTTATTTTGTGTAAATTTACATTTGAGGTTCAAAATTTTACTGTCAATTGTAAAGTGTCAAGTATGTGTA